GAGTATCGGCAACTGACGCAACTAGACCCCATTGCGGAGTACGCTGAACAAAAAGGCAAAGCCGATGGCGAAATGTTGGCATCCCAACAACTGCACAAAGCCGCCGCTGATGGCGACGCTAAAGCTGCGCTAGAAATCCTCAAGCACCAACATGGCTGGGTAGCTAAACAACAACTGTCGATAGATGTTGAGCAACGCATCTCGATTACAGCCGCACTCGAACAAGCGCAACAGCGCGTGATCGAAGGCGTGTTCAAACAAGTGGAAAACCAACCAACCGACGCAGAGACGTTCCACGTGAAACCTGAATTGAAACAAAAAGTCGCCTAAATGCAATCTACCATCTACTCAGCGCAAGACGAACAAGAGTTAATGTCACGCCTGTGGAGTCCTGCAATTAAGGACAATCCACTAGCGTTTGTGATGTATTGCTATCCGTGGTCGCAACAGGGTACGCCGCTTGAGAATTTCACAGGGCCTAGAAAATGGCAACGTGAGATCTTACTGGACATAGCCGAACATATTAAACAGAACCAAGGTAAGTTGGACTTTGATGTATTGCGAGAAGCGGTAGCGTCTGGGCGTGGAATTGGCAAATCAGCGCTAGTGTCATGGCTAGAACATTGGATGTTATCCACCAGAATAGGCGCAACGGTCGTCGTGTCGGCTAACTCGGAAAGCCAGCTCAGGTCAGTCACCTGGGCGGAAATAACGAAGTGGCTATCCATGTCAATCAACAGCCATTGGTTTGAGGTATCAGCCACGCGAGTAATGCCAGCCAAATGGTTGACTGAGCTAGTCGAACGGGATTTGAAAAAAGGCACAAGATATTGGGGTGTTGAAGGACGACTGTGGTCGGCGGAGAATCCTGATGCTTATGCTGGCGTACACAACTACGACGGGGTAATGGTTATATTCGATGAGGCAAGCGGTATTGATGATTCTATCTGGGCGGTGACATCTGGGTTTTTTACAGAGAATACGCCCAACAGGTTTTGGATGGCGTTTAGCAACCCACGGCGGAATTCAGGGTATTTTTATGAGGCGTTCCACTCCAAGCGGGAGTTTTGGAAAAACCGCAACATCGACTCGCGCCAAGTCGAAGGTACAGACAAGAACGTGTATGAGCAGATTATCGCTGAGTACGGTTCGGACTCGGTGCAAGCCCACGTCGAAGTGTACGGTATGTTCCCGAACGCATCCGATGATCAGTTCATCAGCGTCAACACAGTTGAAGAAGCTATGCAACGGGAAAAGTACAAGGATAATACTGCGCCTATCATCATTGGGGTTGACCCTGCACGGTTTGGGTCGGACTCAACGGTTATTGCTGTCAGACAAGGGCGGGATGTCATAGCCATCAAGCGGCACAAAGGTGACGACACAATGGAAACAGTTGGGCGGGTAATCGAGGCTATCGAGGAATATCAGCCGACGCTCGTCAACATCGACGAAGGTGGACTCGGAGCTGGCGTGGTAGACAGACTGAAAGAGCAACGCTATAAGATCAAAGGTGTTAACTTCGGGAACAAAGCAAAAAACAGTATGATGTATGGTAACAAACGGGCGGAGATGTGGGGCGATATGCGAGAATGGCTCAAGTCAGCCAGCGTGCCTACGGATCGGTACTTAAAAAGTGATCTAATCTCGCCCATGATGAAACCTGATAGCAAGGGCAGCATCTTCTTGGAATCGAAGAAGGACATGAGATCTAGAGGACTAGCGTCACCTGACGCAGCCGACGCTATTGCATTGACTTTTGCGTTTCCTGTTGCACATCGGGAATATAAGGGTATAATCCGAAAGAATACGTACCAGAATCAAGGTGCAGTCTCTAACTCTTGGATGGGGTCATAATGGCTACTAAACAAAGCAAACCAATACCACGCACTACGACGGGTAAGGGCAAGAACTATAACCCAACTGATAAGGGTGCGGGGATGACCGCCAAGGGGCGAGCTGAGTACAATGCAAAAAACAACAGTAATTTGAAAGCACCTGCACCGAATCCGAAAACAAAAGCCGATGCTGGTAGAAAAGCATCGTTTTGTGCGAGAATGTCAGGAGTTGTTAAACACGCTAAAGGCGATGCACCACGCGCTAAAGCGGCCCTTAAAAATTGGAACTGTTAAAGGAGAATTAAATGGCGACTAAACCTGGACTATATGCAAATATTCACGCTAAACGTGCAAGAATAGAAGCAGGATCTAAAGAAAAAATGCGCAAAGTGGGGGCAAAAGGTGCGCCAACTGCCAAAGATTTTAAAGATTCAGCTAAAACTGCAAAGAAAAAATAATCATGCCGTTAAAAAAATCAGCTAGTCCTAAAGCATTTCGAGAGAATGTTAAAGCCGAAGTAAAAGCAGGCAAACCTGTCAAACAAGCGGTGGCGATAGCGTATGCTATGAAGCGTAGCGCAGCTAAACCAGCAGGCAAAATGAAAAAATAATGGCATACGACCAAACAAACATGAATCTTGTCGGCAAAGTAGCTGACGTCGGTAGCAACCCAACAACCAATGAAGATCCAAAGGATAAGCTATCTACAATGCGCTCACGCTTTACAACAGCGTTGTCAGCGTATAGCGAATCCCGTGAAGATGAATTAGATGACCTTCGATTTATGGCTGGTTCTCCAGATAATCAATGGCAATGGCCTGCTGACGTATTGGCAACTCGCGGATCTGTTCAAGGACAGACCATCAACGCTCGACCTTGCCTTACTATTAACAAACTGCCTCAACACGTCAGGCAAGTTACTAACGAACAACGTCAAAATCGACCCTCTGGGAAGGTAATCCCTGCCGATGATAAAGGCGACGTAGAAGTTGCTGAAATTTTTGACGGCATGGTGCGTCATATTGAATACATCTCAGATGCGGATGTAGCCTATGATACGGCTTGCGACAATCAAGTCACTTACGGTGAAGGTTATATCCGTATTTTGACCGAATATTGTAACGATGCAACCTTTGATCAAGACATCCGTATTGGCAGAATTCGTAACGCTTTTAGCGTTTACATGGATCCGTTAATTCAAGACCCATGCGGATCTGACGCTGAATACTGTTTTATTACAGAAGATATACAAAAAGACGAGTACGAAAGGGAGTTCCCAGACGCTGCGCCAATCTCATCCATGATAGCGCAAGGCGTAGGTGACTCCTCACTTAGCCAATGGATAAACGAAAATACAATCCGTATTGCTGAATATTTCTATTACAAGCATATACCGACTAAACTCAATCTATACCCAGGCAATATGAGCCATTTTGACGGCTCACCTGAAGATAAGCAAATGAAGATGATGGGCTTAAAGCCAATCAAGAGTCGAATGGTCGATGTTAAAAAAGTTATGTGGATGAAAACCAACGGCTTTGAAGTATTAGAAGAAAGAGAATGGGCAGGCAAGTTTATTCCTGTTGTTCGGGTAGTTGGTAACGAATTTGAAGTAGATGGTCGTCTGTATGTGTCAGGGTTAGTGCGAAACGCTAAAGATGCCCAAAGAATGTATAACTACTGGGTTAGCCAAGAAGCTGAAATGTTAGCATTGGCACCGAAAGCACCGTTTATTGGTTATGGCGGTCAGTTTGAAGGGTATGAACAGAATTGGAAAACGGCTAATACAACTAATTGGCCTTATTTAGAAATTAACCCAGATGTAACGGACGGCGCAGGCGCAGTATTGCCATTACCGCAACGCGCTCAACCACCAATGGCATCGAGTGGATTACTGCAAGCAAAAGCAGGCGCATCCGATGACATTAAATCTACCACAGGCCAATACGATTCGAGCTTAGGTGCCACAAGCAACGAACGCTCAGGTCGGGCTATCCTGGCAAGAGAGAAACAAGGCGATACAGGTACTTATCACTACGTTGATAATCTATCTAGGGCTATTCGCCATGTGACTCGACAACTAGTCGATATGATTCCTAAAATCTATGATACCGAGCGCATTGCAAGGATTGTAGGCTTAGATGGTGAAGTCGATATGGTGAAGATTAATCCAATGCAACCCGAAGCCGTCAAAAAAATCATTGATGAGCAGGGTATGGTAATCGAAAAAGTCTATAACCCTAGCGTTGGTACATACGATGTAGTCGTTACTACTGGCCCAAGTTACATGACTAAGCGTCAAGAGTCATTAGATGCGATGAGCCAACTGTTGCAGGGCAACCCGCAACTTTGGTCGGTAGCTGGCGATCTGTTTGTTAAGAATATGGATTGGCCTGGCGCACAAGAGATGGCAAAACGCTTTGCTAAAACAATTGATCCAAAA